AGTTCTTGTTTCTAATGGCTCTGGATCAGCTCCCGGGTGGTCAAACGTTGCTGTTACCGCATCAAACAATTCAGGAACCCCATACACAGGCGCTGTGTCTAGGGCTGTTTCAAAGATGGCCGGAGATCAGGCAAACGTTCTTGATTTTGGCGCTGATCCTACTGGCGCAACAAATTCTAATGCCGCATTTCAGGCTGCATTTAACACCGGAAAATTGGTTTATGTCCCAACCGGAAATTATGTAATTAGTTCTGCGCTAACCACAACTGGCCCAGGCATGATCGGAGATGGCCAGCGTGGGACTTACATCTATGTCGATAACAGTTTTACAACTGGTGATGTTATTCGATGGAATGGTGCTGGTGGCAGTGGATTGCATGGACCATATTTTGCCGATTTTACAATGGAGTGCTTTTACGGCATAAGAACCTCTGGCGCTTTAATCAACATAACGCCAACATCAGACAAAATTGAGTATTCTTGCATTAGCAACATCCATTTAAGCAATGGATTTCAAGGCTTGCGTCTTCAAAACGCTTGGGGATTCAAGGTTATTGGGTCAAACTTTACCGGCGCAACCAATACAGGCATACACGTCTCTAGTCCGTTTGATGTAGATGGTGGAGATTCATCGATAGCTGCCTGTCATTTTGGCAATTCATATTGTGGCGTTTTACAGGAATCAAGCGGTGGCTTGAAAATAACTAATTGCAAGTTTCTTGGTGGCACTTATGGTTATTGGCTCAATGCCGTTTTGCCAACAAAAAATATGGCTGATCTGCTGATTTCCAATTGTTCAATTGAGTCATATACAACTGCAGGCATTGCATTAAATCGCCAATCTGGTAGTTACGGCATAGGCGCGATTGTCATATCAGGCAATCAAATGGGTACACCTGTAGATCCTGTGGGGGCTTGGTGCATTATTGCCAATGACACCGATGATTTTATTGTTGACATAACAATTACGGGAAACACATTTGGAACAACAAGCGGAAATCAATGCGTTGGTCTTGATTACAATGAATATCTGTATGTAGGCGCAAATCAATTCCAAGCAACAACTGATGTAAATACATCAGGGCTTGTTATTTCTTCTCATGTTGATAACTGTGTTATTGACTCAAATCAATATCAATCGTTTACGCCTGGAAACGCATTAATTTGTTCATCAACAAACGTAAGAGGCTCCGATTGGGATCAATCCGGTTTTGTAAGCGGCGTAATGACTAGCGCAACGTGGGCAAGTTTTTATGTAACTGGGTGGCAAAACGTAACATTTAATGAACCATTCCCCACAACGCCAAAAGTTTACGCCACCCTGAATGCTGGTAATGGAGACTTGTTTAGCGGGTTGCCAATGGCAGTAATTACTAACAACATCACAACAACAGGATTTCAATGGGGAATTGTTGGATGCGCCCCAAGCGGAAACGTTGCGGCACAATGGCACGCAACTTTAACAGACCCAGCAACATAAGAGGAAGGTCATGAGTTCAATTTTTAGCTTAACCCTTGTTCCTCCTGTTGGTGCTGTTATTGGTGAAACTGCGGTTGGTCAGTTTTTCTATGCAGGAACTAGTACGCCTGTTGAGATATACAGCGATGAGGCTTGCACAGAAGTTTTGACTCAGCCACTAAACATCTCAACCGGCGAAATTCAATGTTATTTTGCTGACGAAACAATTCAGTACGATCTTTTGATTGCTGGCGGAAATCTTGCAAGAGCGCAAAGGATTGAAGATATTTGGTCTTTACCAGGAATAATTTGGGATCTGGCTGCGTCTCTTTGGGAAAACAATGACACTTATTGGAGTGCGGTTGACCCTGTAGCTGTCTCAACCAAGACCGCACAGAATGTTGGTCAGATGTATACGGCCAACGACATTATCAGGGCCGCAATGCGACTGATTCAGGTCAGTGCTGTTGATACGGATCTTACTGCTAGTGAATTGCAGGATGGTCTTGAATCATTGAACAGAATGCTGGATTCTTGGTCTGCCGATGAATTGACGCTGTATCAGGTCATTCGTGAAACGTTTAATCTGGCTACTGGACAGAATCCCTACACGATGGGTTACGGTGGAGATTTCAACACCAGTAGACCCATGAAGATCGTGGACGCCTATCTGACGCTTAATAATGGCTCCATCCCCGTTAGCTATCCGATGCAAGTGCTTGGCTATGATGACTATAACGCCATCAGGCTCAAGACCTTGCAGACCAACTTTCCTAACTACATTTATTGGCAGCCAAGTTTCCCGCTGTCTGAGGTCTATATTTACCCAGTCTTTGCGCCAAACGATCCCGCAACGCAAGGACCGGCTACGATTACACTCACAAGCTGGAAGCCATTTGACATTATCTTGGACCCAACGGCTTACATGTCGTTTCCTCCGGGGTATTGGGAGGCGATTGTATTCAATCTTGCGGTAAGAATTGCCGAGGAATACCAGTTCGATATGCGGCCTACGACTGTGCAAATTGCCGCAAATTCACTGAAACGTCTGAAGCGCATGAATCAGCGTACACCAACACTGCAAACTGATGTTGCTCTGATGAATACGTCTCAATTACGTTATAATGTGTACTCAGACGGATATGGACGATAATGTTGTAATCAGATGTGTGTATATGTTTTGCGTTTTACAATCATTTGAATAGGAACCCAAGAAGTGCGATTACCAAAATGTGCAGTAATTTTGTGATAGCTCATTCCAGATGCGTGAAGTCTACGAATTTCTCTAACTTCATCATCAGTGTAATTTGCTCTCCAATGCACACCGTGTCCTCTTGGCCTTGATTCAACGTTGTTTAGAACAGAATAAGAATGAGTAGCCTGTTCACTGCGGGTCATCCATTCAAGATTATCTGGCCTATTGTCTAATTTGTTACCATTTTTATGATTTACAGTATGAAGATTAGTTGGAGGTAAGCCAATAAACGCAAAGCAAACAAGAGAATGAACTTTTCTGGTAATTCTGTTTCTAGCGCAACCTTGTTTTGTCAAACCAACCTGGTAATAGCCGTTTTTTCCGGGATAATTTTTGCAAACAGACATTAAGTGCTTTGTTTTGGCGTTTCTTATGTTTCCTTCTGAAGATGCTTCATAATTTTCATAACCGGGTATAATTCTCCAAACTTCCATTGCGGTGTACCGTGTATGTTTAACAAGATTGTAGGATACACCAATGCCTGAAACCATGCAACTCCCGATCCTTGGCACTGGCATTGCAGGAAGATCACGTGCTGTCTCTGCACAAAAACGCCAGAACTTGTTTCTTGAAGTAAAAACTGAAAAGGACAAAACAAGCCTTGCGGCTTATGGCACACCAGGATTAAAACCTTACGTTTCCCTTGGCTCTAATCCAATCCGCGGTTTTTGGTGGTTTCAGGCTGTAAACCGACTTTTTGCGGTTGCCTACGATCAGCTTGTTGAGATCCTTCCAAACGGCACAACCATCAATCGTGGAACACTGGATACAACTGTTGGCTCTGTCTCAATGGCAGACAACGGCATTCAGCTTATTATTGTCGATGGCACTTCTGGTTATATTTTCCAGCCCACCACAGGCGATTTGGATTATGTCGATTCTGGCGCATACATCAAGGTCACAGAAACATTAACGACCAGAGATAACGGCCAAGAGATACAGGTTGTAAAAGTTACTGGCGGCGCATTAAGTGGAGCCAGGACTGTATCATTGATTGAAACCGCTGCGCCAAGTCTTGTGACCGGTACTGAATATGTCATTCGGTCTGTTGGAACCTCAGACTTTACGCTGGTAGGCGCTGCGATCAATGCGGTTGGTACGGTGTTCACGGCAACAGGAGCAACCACGGGGACAGGTGTTTGTTCGGATGCCAATCATTTTCAGTATTACACTGGCACTGTTGGACCAGATTCCGGTACGCTCAGAATCATCAACAATTTCAGGAAGATCGACTCAGCCTATACAGGAGTCAACTTTCCTAAAGCCTCTACTGTCGCATTCCTAGACTCTTACTTTATCATTAACGTCATTGGCACAAAACAATTCTGGTTATCTGGCAATTACGATGGTTTCTATTGGGACCCATTACAGTATGCCAGTAAGGAAGCGTACACAGATAACTTGCAAGCTGTGACCGTAGATAATGGCCAACTTGTATTGCTTGGCGCTGCCTCAATTGAGTATTGGCAAAACACTGGCGCTTATCCATTTCCACTTCAAAGAATTGCTGGATCACCGACTGATGTTGGCTTGGTCGCGGTTTGGTCTGTTGCTCGATGCGCTGGGCAATTGTTCTATCTTGGACGCTCAAGGCGTGGCGGCATTTCGGTTGTGCGGGTTGATAACTATCGCTGCGTTCCTGTATCAACGCCTGATCTTGATTATCTGTTCAATAGCTACGATTCGCCACAGGATGCCATTGCGTATTCATTCCGTTTCACCGGCCATGACTTTTATGTGATTAGCTTCCAATCACAGGCCGTGACATGGATGTACGATGCGACCTCTGATGTATGGTCACAATTGACTTCGGGGCCAGATTCAAGACATTACAGCCAAAGGGCTACGCAATTTCAGAATGAAATCTTTGTCTCTGATTATCGCAACGGCAATACCTACACTTACAACGCCGATACGTTTACTGACAATGGCGATTACATAGCGAGAGAACTGATTACGCCTCATTTCTTTGCTGGCGATTCATTCAACAAACTGCACATTTATCGCTTGCGCTTGGATATGGAGCAAGGAACGGGTGAACTACAAAGAGAGCAGCCCACGCTTACGCCTGTATTCTTGGCCTCAGAAGATGACGCGGTGATTGAGTGCGAGAATGGAAATCTGTTGCTTGATGCTGAGATTTACACAGATCAGCCTACAATTGTGGCTCCGCAAATCATGCTACAGGTTAGCAGGGACGGTGGTTACACTTATGGCAACGAAATGGTGACAAACTTTGGGCAAATAGGCCAATATCTTCATAGGGCCGAATGGCGCAGACTTGGTGTAAGTCGAAACTATGTCTTTAAGTTCAGGATCACAGACCCAGTAAAGGTGACTATGATTAGTGCAGCAGCTTACGCAACGATGGCGGCTAAATAATCATGCCATTTCCACAGCCACCATTCAATTCTCCGGTACAAACTGAACCTACCATCAAAGGCATTGTCACCATTAAAACAGTGTGGCAAAACTGGCTGCAACTTGTTCAGACTTATCTTGCAAATTTAACCGGATCAGGTCCAACAACAGCTAGACCAACTCAGAATCTTTGGGTTGGTATGCCGTTCTTTGATACGACAATTAATGCGCCGGTTTATTGGGATGGCTCGACATGGGTTGCATCTGCCCCAAGTGGGGTTTCTGCCGTCACTGGAACTGCGCCAATTGCGTCTTCAGGAGGAACCACTCCTAACATTAGCATTTCTCAGTCTGGGGCATCATCGGATGGTTACTTGAGTTCTGCTGACTGGAACACGTTCAACAACAAGCAACCAGCAGGAACATACGTTAATTCTGTTGGCGCTACTAGTCCAGTAACGTCTACTGGTGGCGTAAATCCAGTTATTGCTATGCCAGCAGCTAATGGGTCTACAAATGGCTATTTGACTAGTACAGACTGGAACACGTTTAGCAATTCAGGAACATTTGTAAACGTCAAATCTTATGGCGCTACTGGTAACGGTTCTACAGACGATACAACAGCCATTCAAAACGCTATCAATGCCAATCCTGGTAGGACTATATATTTTCCGCATGGAACTTATGCAATAACGCAAGTAATCATTCCAGACGGGTGTACCATTCTGGGTGACGGACAAGGAAACACTTTTTATTACACAGGAAGTACTCCGACTCCCAACCCAATGACTGTTGGATCAATGTTTGTTCCTTATGCTGGAAATACAAACGATTTATTTTTGGTTACAACAACTCAGTCTGTTAATTTTGAAAAAATCAGTTTTTTTAGTTCAAACGGCTCATTAGGGTCATCTGCAAAAAGAACTGGCGGTAGCTACATTACATTTACAACGCCAAGTGATACTGGAACAAACTTTGGATCACGCATAAACAACTGTTTTTTTGCATACGGTTACAACAACATTAGATTCAATGACAATGCTGGATGGATCATTAATCAATGTTATTTTGCTAACTGGGCAAATGACAGTGTTTACATGGCAAATAATCAAAATCACGATTATGGCGATGCCTGTTACACTAATAATTATTCAGATTCAAATGTTGGCAGTTCTCTAGGTACTGGAGTACACATTCATCAAGTATCTTCCGGTGGCCTTAAGATTGTAGGTAACAAATTTCTTGCTGGCTCATATCAATACTTGGGCGAATTGGCCTCTGGTGGACAGACATCAATTTACACTTGCACTGGAAACAGTTTTGAAGGAGCCTCTGTAGCGGCAATTGCATTTAATACGCTGTCTAACGGTTATGGCAATGGAGTTATCTCTGGAAACCAATTTACTGTATTTGATTCGTCTTCTGGTGTAGCTTTAGTTGGAACAAATTTTGGCGACTTTTACATTGGAAATAATCAGTTCACTCATGGATCTTTAACTGGAGTTATTGCAACTACATCGTTAAATCTAACTGATTGTGTAAATTTAACCATTGGAACAAACGGACACAAAGGCTTCTCTGCTTCTGCACGGGCAGTAAATATGACTGGATCTAATTCCAGTATTTATTTTCATGCTCAAACAGTTAATGGCATGACTTCTTATGTTGGAAGCTACACTGGATGCACATTTGCCATAGGAAGGGCGCAAAACGCAAACGGAATTTACAATGGCGGCTACACTTTGTACGGCGCACTTTACATATCAACGCCCATATCTGTCAGTTTCCCAACTGCATTCCCATCAGTGCCGATTGTTAATGTGACATTAGACAATCCGACAACTGTTCTTTCTGCTGGTGGCGTTGGATGCTTGGTGCGAAACGTAAGCACAACCGGGTTCACTTTGTATATCATAACCGTAGCAAGTGCTGGACAGGTAAATTATTCGTTCAATGCTTACTTGACTGGTCAATAGGAGCAACTTATGCCATTGAAGAAAGGTTCATCACAGAAGACGATCTCTAAAAACATTGCGACTGAGGTAAAGGCGGGCAAGCCACAAAAGCAAGCTCAGGCCATTGCTTACTCAAAAGCCAGAGAGCCTAAGCCTGGATGTTGCAAGAAAAAGTAAACACCAACATTGTTCCGCTTGGAATCAAGCGCATTGAAGCCTTGCGCTATGGCATGGAAGAAGCCTGTCGGCGGGGCATCATGGAGGAGTTTGAGCCTCCTGTGGATCATTTGTTTTGCGCTGGGTTATATGCTCGGCGCAATTACGTTAAGGCTGGTGTAACTGTTGTGACCAAGGTCCATGCAAAAGAGCATGTTTGCATTGTGCTATTTGGCAAGTGCCATGTTTACGATGAGTCAGGCAAAAAGAGTATAATTACTGGGCCTGATATGTTTATCACAAAAGCTGGAACTCAAAGAGCAATTTATTGCGAAACGGAGACAAGCTGGATTAACGTGCATTCGTCTAATACAGAATCAGTGGATGAGATTGAAGAAGAAATTTTTACTGAAACGTATGGCGAATATCAGAAACGCATTGAATTATTAGAGGCATAGCTATGGCTGGTGCAATTATCGGTGGAAGTATCGCGGCCGCTGGATCAATAGCCGGGGCCGGAATGGGCATGGCTTCCAGTAGCGCGGCTAATGCGGCCAATCAGCGCATGATGGAACAAATCTGGGCTATCTCCCAAGGCAAAGCCCAGCCATACCAGAAGTTTGGCAAGGAAGCCATGAAGATGTATCAGCAGATGCTTCCTCAGATTCTTGCTCAGTCGCAGTATCAGCAATTTACTCCTGAGATGTACAAGGAGTCTCCTTTGTACACACCAATGGTACGCAACCTTGCTGAACTCCAAGCAACCCCAGGTTATCAGTTTCAGCTTCAGCAGGGTCAGAAACAGCTAGATCAAACAGCGGCTGCAAGAGGTGGATTGCTATCTGGATCTCAGCTACAAGCCGCGCAGCAGTTTGGCCAGAAGCAAGCGGCTACTGGTTTCCAAGACGCATGGCAAAGAGCGCAGAACGCCTACATCAATGCGTTTAATACATACAACGCTGGTCAATCTGCACAACGTGCTGGGGCGCTTCAGCAGTCTAATATCCTTGGCAATCTTACCGATCTTGGCTTTAAGGCTGGTCAAGCGCCTGTGCTTGCGGCGCAGGGTGTGGCTGGTGATGCAATGCGATCCAACACTGGTAATGCCATTATGCAAGGTGAAGGGTATGGCGCAATTGGCACAGCGGCTAATCAGTTTGCTGGCGGCGTGTATGACGCAGGCAAGAATGCAGGTTGGTGGGGCGCTCAACAGCCGCAATTACCTACTGGCATGATGCCTATGTTTGGTCAAAGTCCAGCCAGTTAAGAGGTAAAAATATGCCATTAACCGAAATGTATAAAACCATGCTTGAAGCTGGCAATCCAGTAACATGGGAAACTAACCGTCAAAAGCAACTGATGGGGATGATGGAGCTTCAAGAAAAGCAACGCGCCATGCAAGCCAACCAGCAATTGCGCGACCTTTACGCCAAAGGTGGTCAGCTTGACATGAATCAGGTCATGGCAATTGATCCTGCGACCGGCATTGAATTGCAGAAGGCTCAGAATTCAATGTTCATGCAGAATCTTCAGGCTCAAGAGCTACAGCAAAAGATTCAGACTCAAAACCTTGATTCTGCTGCTGGCGCAGGGTTTCCTTCATTGGTTCAGTATGATGCTGATATTGCCTCAGGTATGCCACAACAACAGGCTTTGCAGAAGTTTCATGTAGCCAATGGCAAAGTAGTTTCTGATGCAGCCAAAGCCGGTGCGTCATGGCTTCAGCCAGGAGCGTCTTACGATCCAAACCAAGCAACACCTGACAATGTTAGATCGGCCAATGCAAGGTTTGGACGGTTTACGCCGCATGATTTGACTCGGCAAAAAATTGAACAGCAGCAGGGAATGAATGCAATTCCTCCGCAGATGAGTTCTGAGCAATTTTATGGGCGCGAAAATGTGACTCCAGAAGGGTATGTTATACACACTCCGGGAATGGGCGCTCAACGGCAAACGCCAAGGCAGGCAGCGCCACAGCAGCCAAGCATGGGGCGCGAGGATCTAACTGAGTCACAAGTTCAAGCATACATTGACAGCTTGCCAGAAGGACCAGAGAAAAAAAGACTGCAAACCATTGTATCTGGCGCTCAGTCAATGCCTTTGGGTTCTATCTCAACTGTGGAAGTTACCCCTGAAGAACTTCAGAAAATTCGCAGATTCAACAAGGGTGAAGAAGTTAGAACGACCAAAGAAGTGGAGGCCGATGTTCAGCGCACTGAGGAAGGCAAGCGCATCACTGAATCATTTAAACGCGCTATGGGCGAAGGTGGTGTGTCTCGCGTGATGAAGATGATTGCAGAATCCACTAGCGGTAAAGGCGAAGAATTATTAGCAAAAGCAAAAGGCGCCATTCCTACGATGGGCGCAACTCCCGGAATGGAAAACATTGGCGCATTAAATACAATTGCTGGCGAACTTAGGAAAACTATTGAGCGATCTCCCGGCGCTCAGTCAGATAAAGACGTTGCTCTTGCGGCTCTTGATGCTGCCGCCATTGCTGATCCATCTATTCCTTATAATCAGCGGATGAAGGGATTTTTGGAGTTTACAAGGATCATCAAGGAAAGAGCGAAGGATCTTGGTATTGATCCTAAAGAGCTTGGAATTGACGTCGATACATCAACGGGATCAAGTATGCCAACGGCTAAAACTGATGCTGAAGCTGAAGATTTGGTTAAAAAGCTGAAGCCTGGTCAATCATTTATTGGTCCAGACGGTAAAACTCATACCATCAAAAGGCTGTAATTATGGCAAGCTGGCGCGATTCTGTTGAAACATCTGGGGGCGGTTGGCGCGATATGGTTGAACCTACGGGTCCGACTTATAAATACACGCCAAAACCCTATGAATTCCAAATTGATCTCAGTTCTCCCGAAACTGAATCACCAGTCAAGCAGATGCTTAAAGGTGGCGCTATTGGCCTAAGACAGAGTCGCATGGGCTTGCAGGGTATGTTTGGCGAGCCTACTGAGAGCGATCTGGCTGAACAGGCGGCAATGGAGGATTATTTAAATCGTTCTGGCTGGGGGACAGCTGGCAAAGTGATTGAGCAAATTCCCCAGTATGCAGCAGCTACTGGTCTTGGCCCTGCAACAATGCTTGGTCGCGGCGCTATGTCGGGACTTACTGCATTTTTAACTTCCCCGCAAGATAGGGTTACAGAAGCCGCAAAAGGCGCAATTGGATCTATTGCAGGTGAACAGCTTGTCAATCTTGGCGGTAAAGCATTGCGTGGCCCAGTAGCCCAGGATTTTGTTGCTGGATTATATGAAAAAGGTGTTAGGCCAACGCTTGCACAAGCATTAGGTGGCGGCTGGAAAGAAGCTGAAGAAAAAATGACAAGCCTTCCGTTTGTTGGATCAGCCATACAAAGGGCGCAAAAACGCTCTCTTGAGTCATTTAACAAGGCTTCTTTGCAAGGTATTGTGGATGAGTTAAATACCGGCCTAATGGAATCTAGCGAGGGCCAAGGGCTGATTCCTTCTGGCGCTAATGTTATTCGTCAGGAAGTCACCAAGCTGGGCAAACTTGAGCCTGGCGCTAAAGGTCTTGAGCAAGTCTACAACGCTGTGTCCAAAGTCTATGATGATCTGGCTGCGAATACCAAAGGCGCAGTAACGCCAGAGCTTGCTGATAGCCTGACCGTAGCGAAAGACAGAATGCACAGCATTTCAGAAGAAGCTGGCAAAAGTTTTGATTCATTGTTCAATCAATACATTGGTGGCCGACTTGATCCTAACGGTTCAATCTCTGGCCAAACCATGAAGGAGATTGATTCAGACCTGACCGCATTGATTGCCGATCTCAAGCGCGGTGGTTCGGTGGATAAAAACATGGCTTCTGCATTTGAGTCAGTGCAGAAAAGTTTCGACACCATGATGGACCAGATGAACCCAGGCTATGAGGCTGTAAAGCGCAATGCTGATGCCGCATACCGCAAGCTGGCTTTGCTTGGCAAAGCATCAACTAGCTCTGTTGGTAGTGAGCTTGCCACGCCTGCCAATCTTGCTCAACAGCTTAGAGCAGAAGATCCATCAAAGTGGAACAAGAATTTTGCTATGAACAAATCAGATTGGACTGATTGGGCAAGGCAGAATATCGAGCTTATGGGTAATAAATTCCCTGAGTCTGGAACCGCCGCACGTTCAGCAATTGCCGATCTTGTCACTGGCGGGATTGCAAGTAATTTTGGAATGCTTCCTGAAGCTGTGGCGCTTTACGGGACATCCAGAGCCGCATGGTCCCCACAAGTGCAGGATTTTTTGGTTCAACAGGCAATGAAACAACCGGGACCGCAACGCGCAATTGCGCTGCAAGGACTTCGTAAACTTCTTGAGCCAGCCGGTGCTGCTGGTGCGTCTTTCGCTACTAGCAGGTAACACCATGTCAAACGCATATCTCTCTCCGATCCTTCAAGACGCGCAGTTTAACGATGACGGTACGTTCCTAGCTGGTGGATTGATTTGGTTCTATCAGGCAGGCACAACTACGCCTGTGCTTGCATATACAACGCCTGATGCAGATACGGCTTGGCCAAATCCGATTCAGCTTAATGCGCGTGGTGAGACGGGTGGAGAGATTTGGCTATTAAATGGAACCACTTACAAAATGGTTCTTGAAAGTCCACCTGAGTATGGCCAAGCGCATGGCGTAGTCATTTCAACCTTTGACAACATCTCTGGAGTTAATGAACCTGGGGACATTGCCAACCAGAATTGGGTGACATTCTCAGGCACTCCGATCTATCTGACCCCTGCAACTTTCTCTGTGTCCGGTGACTATCAGGCTATCTTTTTGACTGGTCGCAGATTGAAAATGACCAATGGCGCTGGCGGGATTACTTACGGCACTGTGGTTGATTCAATCTATTCACTTGGAAGCACAACCATCACGGTTTCACCTGATTATGGTCAGACCGTTGATTCGGGTATTGCTTCAGTGCAGTACGGTTTCATTGAAACAGGAGATGTTTCGTCTATTCCTGTACCCGTATTTGCTGGATCTGCTAATTCAGGATCAGGCAGCACACTATGGATTGATTATGACCCGGCTATAGGATTGCGTTGGGCACAAAATGCCGGGGCATTGACGTTGAATTGGCCTATCAATGCAGCAACCGCAACTGCTGCGGCAACAAATTCTTTTGCTACACAGCAAACATCATCTCAAGGCATTATTTCGGTTAAACGGATTGGCGTTAACGATGTGTCATTGGTTAATGACTCAACATCATGGGGATTGCTTGAGCAAAACGTGGGATATGCAGTTCAATACAACAGGTCAACTAGTAAGTATTCCTACGGTGGCTTTACATTACCAAGCCCAGCAACCAGCAAATACATTCAGCTACCAAACGGGCTAATTATGCAGTTTGGCCAAGGCACTGCATCAAACGCAGGAACAAGCGTAACCTTTCCTACTGCATTTGGTTCTTTTGCTGTTTCTGTTGTCGGCACACAAGTTGGCTCTACGCATGTAGCAATATCTGCTAACAGCCTAACAACTACAGGATTTACTGCATACTGTGCAACGACTGAACCATTTTCATACATTGCATTTGGGTACTAATCATGCGTTATTCAGCTTCAACCAATGGCTTTTATGCAGAAGACATTGATTACACATCAGTTCCAGAAGATTGCGTTGAAATCAGTGACGAAGACTATGTGTATTTAATTGATGGCCAAGCGTCTGGTAATGAAATCGTTCCAGACTTAGACAAACCTGGTTATCCCAAACTTGTACCAGTCGCATGACCTTCCATTTGTCTGAAAAGTCCCTAAAACGTTTGGAAGGCGTTCACCCTGATCTGGTTAGGGTGGTTAAACGTGCAATTGAGATCACGCCTGTTGATTTCGTTGTGATCGAAGGTTTACGGACCAAGCAACGTCAGGCGTATCTCTTGGACGCAGGTAAATCCCGCACAATGAACAGTTACCACTTGACTGGTCATGCGGTTGATATTGCGCCGATTGTTGATGGCAAAGTTTCATGGGAATGGAAGTTCTTTCATCCAATGGCTGATGCCATGAAAAAGGCGGCTGATGAACTTGGTGTAGAATTAACCTGGGGAGGAAGCTGGAAAACCTTCCCCGACGGGCCTCACTTCCAGATTGAAAGGTGACATTATGAAGGCAGCATTGCAATGGGTTCTTGATCGCGCACAAGAAAAAAGCACTTGGATTGGTCTTGTTGGCGCATTGACCACGTTTGGCTGGTACATTGATCCTGCAATTGCCACGCAGATTGCACAGATTGGTGCTGCGATTGCCAGCTTAATTCTCATGTTTACCAAGGAAAAGCGATGACGGACAAGGAAGAATCACTCAAAGTCATTGATACGTCAGACGTTTTAACCAAGGATGAACTGAGAGAACTCAAGCGGCTTGCGAGTCTATCGAAAACCGCTAAAGTCATTGTCAGCGTAGTCTTTGGCGCTATTGCGCTGATTGGTGCAGATCACTTATTTGAATGGCTCAAGCACTCTAAATGATGGAACGCTGGGAATTGGTTGTATGGCTGGCACTATCGGCTGTTGCAGTAATGGTTGCAATGGCGTTGATTGTGCAGGCAATGCAGGCGCTATGATTTGCGTTGTATTGCCAATGTTGTAGATTGTTGCTCCGTTGTCGCAAGTAGTAATGTTTGCGCCTAAGTAGTAGCAAGTTAATAGATCAATCATAGTTTATCTCCTCTGCACCGTGATTGTAGGTCTACTGAGTCTGGGTCTGATTTAAAATCTGGCTCTGCGAGATAGGCGCGGATTTCATCTTTCAATTCAAACTCGCCGTACAAACTGGAATTCAAAATCTCCAACACCCGTTCCAACAACTCACGCGTTTTGTCAGTCATGGCTCTCCTCCAGCTTTTTGAGTGCGGCTCTGGCTTTATCCGCCAGATAGTCATCACCGTTGTTTCCTGCGTATCGAACAACTCCTTCCAACGCCTCCACCAATTCAAGAACTAAGTCCTCTCTGATGTAGGGAATGTCGCTTTGCGATTGTTGTACAACGTCTTCCCATTCCATGCAGGGACTTAGCCAAATCTTCTTCGGACTTTGATTCATGCCCTATCCTTCCCAGTAACTTCAATACGTTTGCGTCGATAATAACTGTCACGGCTCATGCCAACCGCTTCACAAGCGCATGTGACTTGAACTCCTGCATAGACCAATTGCTTAACTTGTTCATAGAGAGGGTCTAATTTGTGGTCCCAGCGGTTTTTGTTGCCCATTAGAGCCTCATTAGCCGCTGCATTCCTTTTGGCTTTCATGGCCGCATTCCATCCCTTGATGAAAGACTTCAAGCATCCTTTTGGGTATTCATCCGTAAAATCTTCAATGGCTCTAGCCTTGGGAGTCATGCTGCGCTTCTCTCAATGTTGTTTCTAAGAACCCGCCTGTCGGTAGCATCTGGCCCTGTCTTGCCTCTGCCATTGGCATAAGAGATCAGGCGCTCCCTAAAAATTTCAGGGTCCACGTCAATGTTCCACAAAATGCGGTCGCTTCTGGATGGCTTCATCAAGAAATCAATGGCATCCATAGCAATGTACTTCACCTCTGTCTGCATGGCGTCAAACAAGGCTTGCTTGATGACCGCCTTTAAGAGTCTTTTGTATTCGTCTCCTTCTCTGTGCGCCTGGTCATTAGCCGTGAAATCCTCAGCCGATTTAATGGATAATTTTTTCACTCAAATTCCTCCGGAGATAAAACGCCAATGCTTTTGTGATTGTTAGGGCAACGGCTCAAGTGCAGATCCAAGAGTTTGATGATGGGTAGATAAGGTGGCTCATACAACTCCTGTTCCATAGCGTTCAGATCGGATACTGAAAAGCCAGTTTCTGCTGCAATGTCCACCAGTGACATGCCAGTTTTTTTAAGGTTCTTGACCATCTTGTACCAGCGTATTTCGTCGGGATACATCAGAAATCATCCTCACTATCTCTGGGGCCAAAAATGAATTCGGCCACCACAACAATTGCAAACACCAATATCATAATTGCCGAAATTACCATTTCATCGTGAAGCATGAATTTTTACTGCGTCCTCATAGTCCATGTTTGAAGCATAGGCATAAGCCCAGATTGCGGCCAAAATAGCCAAGATTTTAATCGTGCGGGTCATTTGATTCTCCTGTAAGCCGTACAGCGAGCCGAAATGCCAAAGGGCTCAGTATCCACGCAGGCGAATTCTGATTCGCTCATAGTGACAGTCTTGGGGCCAGTGGCGGTGATAACTAAGCCACCAATCAGCACCAATGCACCAAAGATTGCTCCTATCTTGCTAGTCAAGATCCAGTCTCCAAAGTTTTCAATGTGTTTCATGTTCATATCTCCATTTAATTTTAGATTTTTGGTCAGGATGTACGCCTGACCAATTGCATAACCGGCACTCCCATTCACGCCAAGTATCGTTCCAGATGTTTGCTTGCATACCGCATTCAGGGCAGTAGCCAGAGCGCATGTTTGGTTGGTCTAGATCGTCGTTCATTGTTATGCCGCAAGGTCTGTAATTTCGGCATAAATTGGATTTAAGATGCCAACACCATGAGCCAATGACTTCAGTGCCCAACGAAATGCTGCAATGTAATTACCAGACTCAAAACATTTGTTTGCATCATCAAGGCAAAATTGCGCATTTGAATTATCAAGATTGTTGCGAAAAGTTGCGGCTTCAATTGCAATGGCTGCTTTTTCTGAAAGGGTATATGCGTTCATGGAAACTCTCCAGTTGTTGCCAGCGCGAAGTGCCTTGGCATGGACAAATGCTAACACAACAGAAACAAGTGTCAAGCAATTTATTAAAATTATTTTTTAGGGCATAAAAAAAGCCCATCACAGGATGGGCAAGCGGGGGAGAGACATGATACAGTGGTCAAGTATTCTATCAATTTGACTAGGAGTCAACCGTGACCATTGAAGAAATCAGAAAACGCCTTGAGGATCGGAATCTTTCAGAAGTAGGGCGCAGGATCGGCTGCAACCGTCAGACCATCTACAACATTGCCAGGGGCATTACCGCTGAACCGAAGTGGTCTATCGTTAAGGCGCTGGAAGATTATCTTTTAAGAAATCCCTGACTTTACGCATGGCATCCTCAGCGCCATAGCCCACAATCACGCTATGGCCGATGCCTTCCAAATACTCGATCCAGTCATTCTGTTCTGGACTTAATCTTCCTCCTTTGACCCGTTTCATTTCGATCCAGAGGGACCATGCAGGCACATGGAGGTCAGGAACGCCAGCGGATACGCCAAGCGCCTTAAATTTACATCCTTCAGAAATGCTTCTTCTTCCGCCATTTGGCAAATGAAATATCCTTTCAGGATAGTTTTGCCTAAACCATTTTACAAAATGGATTTGTTCATAATCTTCTGTCGGAATTGCATCCTTTACCATGACCGACCCATAACTCTGTGAAACTTGCCATCCATCCTATACTGAATCAATCCTGGCGGGCTACCGCTGTTCATGTTGTTCACGATCCCATCCAGCGTATGATCCAGAATGGCCCCAGCGGAGTGAGCAATCATTGAAATCTGGCTAATGGCCTTGGACCCTGCATAGCCAGAGTTCAGGATCGGGAAGTATTCGGTGATTGGCCTATCCGATAGAGCGCCATAATAGGTACAAGCCACCATCTCATTGCCAGAGGTTCGACTGATATGTTTGCGCCAGTTCCAGCCCGTGACCTCCATCTCAATGGCCTCTAGTCCCATAATGTCATCATCACGCAAAGCCAATAACTTTTTCTCTGGCTCCGGAAATGGCTCATGGCAGACAGGGCATTCTTTGGCTGAGATATGGCACAACTCATTGCACTTTTCGCATATCTTGACGGGTGCATCTCCATCACCATCACCTCCCTTTCTTGGAGGCTGTACGGCGGTCACTGGGCCATGTTGTTCAACGACCCCTGCAAAGTCCAACACCAGGCAATGATCGGTGTCAGATTTGATTCTCATGCCACGGCCAGCCATCTGGACGTAAAGGCTAGGGGACATGGTTGGGCGCAACATGGCGATCAAATCAATATCAGGATAATCAAACCCCGTAGTTAAAATGTTGGCGTTGGTTAATGCCCTGATTTTTCCAGCCTTAAACTCAGAAAGAATGCGTTCTCGCTCTGTCTTTGGCGTTTCTCCTGTCACCACTTCTGCGGTTACGCCATTGATTCTTAAACACTCAGCGACATGGGTGGCATGTTGAACCCCGGCACAGAAAAAAAGCCATGCCTTTCTATCTTCTGCAAGCCTAATAACCTCCTCAACCACAGCGTAATTGTTGTCATCCGTATCAACGGCAGCTTGTAATTCTGATTCAATGTATTCCCCGCCTTTCTTGTGAACCCCAGCAACATCCAATCGAGCAGTCGTTACCTTGCTTCTGAGCGTGGCCAGATACCCCTTGTGAATCAGTTCCTCAATACCAACTGGCTCCAGAAGATCATCAAAGATGGCGGGTTTATCTGTAATCAGCCCATGACCCAAGCGCCAGGGTGTTGCGGTCAGTCCCACGATTCTGAGCGCAGGATTGATTTTTTTTAATTCATGCAGGAGCGTTCTGTACCCGCCTTCAGCCTTGTGATTGACTAGATGACACTCATCAATAATCACAAGATCGACATGACCAATCTGCTTGCTTTTGGTGCGGATAGATTGAATGCCTGCAAATGTGATTGGCTCATCTAGTTGTTTGCGCCTGAGACTGGCTGAATAGATCCCCATTGGCGCACCAGGCCAATGTTGGCGCATCTTTTCGGCGTTCTGCTCGATCAGTTCCTTGACATGGGTTAGCATCAATATGCGCGTCTCAGGCCAGTTCTGGACTGCATCTTTGCACAATGCGGCAATCACATGACTTTTACCCGCCCCAGTTGGTAGGACCACGCAGGGATTGCCATTGCTTTTGCTGAACCAGTCGTAAAGCTGGTCTAGGGTGCGTTGTTGGTAGTCTCTCAATTTCACCCCACAACCCTCCCTTCAAACTCATCCCTCAATTCACCCACTATCCCACTCGCACAAGCTGATGGATTGGCGAGGATTTCATGGCTGGAATAGACGTTTTTATCACCATGGCCATTCATCACTTCCTTGTCATCAATCACATAAATGGCTGTGCCTTCATCTGGCCCCAATTTGCGTTCCCAAGGAACCAAATCAGGGTGAAGGACATGGGATTCGCAGCCGGTGCGCTGGAATTCGACGGGTATGCCATTTGATTCATGAAGTTCACAACGCCAGGTTGAGTTCTCAAGCGCAGTCGAATGAGCGCACGTTCTGCAATTGACGTTCTCTGTGAGCCTTGTCTTAAAGCAGAATGAATGAAAGTCACAGAATTTACACTGATACCAGCTCGGATCAGTCGATAATGGCGCAGGCATGGTATCGGACAGCGCAATGGATTGGCCTCGATGTATATACTTTTCGGCCATTTCCTTATCAAATCGAACCCGTTCTGTATAGATTTCGTCATTATCTTTGCAGATGGCAACGTACAAAGCCCGGTCGATCTTGGTCCCCAGCATGTAGCACTGCATCTGAATGTAATGCTCTGGCTTGGCTTTGGCCACGCCTTCCTTTACAACCTGATCGAATGATTTCTTGGAATGGGTCTTGAACTCAGCAATATGTTGCTTTGTTGGCGCTTCTGGTACGCCAGATTTGATGATTCCATCAAGGCTACCTGAGACATGCGATCCAAACTTAACATTGATCTGATCGGTTCCTGTGTGCCATATATCAATCCCGATGGCCTCAAGGTCATCAACAATTGTTGCTTCTTCATTCTGGCCCCTACGGAATACGCGCAAGATACGCCCTGGGAACTTGGGATACACAGCCCATCTGAATGACAGCCACAAAGCCCTGTCGCAGGGATTACCCAATTGCGAGCAACCCATGTGTGGCCGTGGTGGTTCGGCTTTGGATTCATGATGTGCATCAATCAGTGATTGAATGCTGATTGTTGGGGGTGGGATTTTCATGTC